CTCACAGGAGGATTCCCTTGCCAACCCTACTCATCAGCAGGACAACGTCTTGGGAAGGCCGATGAAAGACACCTCTTTCCTGAAATGCTTAGAGCAATCAAGGAGATTGAACCCACGTGGATTATTGGTGAGAACGTTCGTGGACTTGTTAGTTGGGGAGGGGGATTGGTATTCCACGAGGTGTGCTCTGACTTGGAAAGGGAAGGATATGAAGTCCAGTCGTTTCTTATTCCAGCTGCAGGTAAAGACGCACCCCATAGAAGAGAACGAATTTGGTTTATTGCCTACTCCGATGGCATCAGAAGCAGAAAAAGCAGGGATAGGGGACAGACAAAACAGTTTAACGAGAATGGTCAAGAGGGGCTTATTACCAACTCCGAATTGCACGAGGATAGATATACCAACAATGGAGGAAGTAAACAAAAGAAAGGAGATATATGGAGGGGAGAGAAGGGCAATGTACCTGACTCATTTTATAGCGATGGGGTTCCTTCCAACACCGATGGCCTCGGATCATCACGGAGGCACAGCCAAAATTTCAGAAAAGTTCGACAGGAGGAGCAATTTGAAACACAATATTGCTCAAAAGGTTGGGAAGGCTTCCCAGCTTCACCCTGCGTTCGTGGAGGAGATGATGGGCTTTCCCACGAATTGGACTCTATTACCATTCCTAAGTGGTGCAGAGAGTCAATTAAAGCCTATGGAAACGCTATAGTTCCTCAAGTTGCATTTGAATTATTTAAGACAATAGAGTTATTTGAAAATTCTTTGTAAATTTGTTATGTTATGTACGAGATAACAATTAAAACTTTCTGCCCTAGGTGGCGTTAGAACTCGTACTTCTAGCAAAACCGATGGGCTTTTTTTATTATGTATTATACTACAATAATCCATCCGATCCGTAAATCTTTGCATTTATCTTGTAATGAGTATTGTGTTTTGGATAGCATTTACAAATTACAAAACAACGAATCGCATTGGTGTTATAAATCAAGGGAAAATATGGCCAAAGACCTTGACCTATCAAAACAAACTATAATAACTATAATAAAAAATCTTGTTGCTAGGGGTTTAGTAATGCAAAATGATGTTACAAGACATCTAAGGGCTACTAATGAGATATTTCCTAAGCTTTTAAACGACCATAAAACACTAGAATACAACAAAAAAGATAATAGCTTTACCATTGGTATAGAAACTTTACCTGACGAGTCAAGAAACTTTACCGAAAGTGGTAAAGAAACTTTACCCTATAATAACATATATATTGATACTAATAATACTAATAAAATATATAAGGATAAAGAAGCTTTTGTTAATACCATAGAATCCCATAAAGATAAACTTGGTAACCAATACCAATCATTCTTAGACTATTGGACTGAAGCAGATGCTAAAGGCAAGATGAGATACCAAGACCAAAAATTCTTTGACATAGCTAGAAGAGTAGGAACCTGGATTAAGAATAGTAAAAACTTTGAACCTAACACAACAACTAAAATAAAATTAAAATGACACCAAAAGAAAAAGCAGAAGAATTAGTAGATAAGTTTAAATTAAAGCAAAATTTTTTTACTAACTCTTTTATAAAAACTACTGCTAAACAATGTGCATTAATAGCAGTAAATGAGATATTGAATGAATTTCCACAAGGATTTAAAGGAAATTTTGAAGAAAGGAGAAAACAATATTGGCAAGAAGTTAAACAAGAAATAGAAAAATTATAATATGGATGTTATAAACCTACCTAAAAACCTTGAGCTAGAAGAGAATATTCTAGGCTCTATCTTACTAGATAAAAGAGCTTTGCCTTTAGTAGTTAACTACTTAAACGAAGAAATATTCTACGATTTAAGGCACCAACTTATATTTAGAACAATTAAGCAGATGTATGATAAGAACATACAAATAGACATAAGTACTGTGTTCCAACGACTTATAGATAATAAACACTCAGAAGAAGTAGGAGCCTTATACCTATCTAAGATTACAAATAGTGTCGTATCTACTGCTCACCTAAACACCCACATAGAGGTAGTAATAGAATTATACAAGCGTAGAAAGTTAGCAACCTTGGGCCGACTAATGGAGGTATCTGCCTTTGATGGTGCTGAATCTACTGATGATACCCTAGCTACGTTTGGTAAACAACTTTTAGGACTGCAAGAGTTTGGTAATATATACGAAAAGACTATAGACCAAATTATTATGCAGCTAAATGAAGGTCGTGATGCTGCTGTTAGTGGTCAGCTGTTAGGCATTAACACAGGCTTTATGGAGCTTAATAACACTCTTTGTGGTTGGGTTGATCCTGACTTTGTTATCATAGCTGCTAGACCAGGAATGGGTAAGACTGCCTTTATGCTTTCTAGTATCTATCACATAGCAATCCAAGGAGGCATCGCTACGGCCATTTTTAGCCTTGAAATGAGCTCCAATCAGTTAGTTGAAAGGTTAGAGTCAATCAGCTCTGAACTGCCCTTAAAACGTCTTAGAATGAATTTACTGACCGATAACGAAAAAGTTCACTTAATGCGAACTGACGACAAAATACTTACTTCCCCCATCTACATAGAGGATATGGGCGGTATTAGTGTAACCCAGCTACGAGCCAAAGCAACTATTCTTAAACAGAAGTATGGCATAAAGATTATCTTTATCGATTACCTTCAACTTATGAGTGGTACTGGCAAGTCAAACCAAAACAGAGAGCAAGAGGTATCCTACATTAGTAGAAGCCTAAAAGCACTTGCCAAAGAGTTGGAAGTACCTATTATCGCCCTATCCCAATTATCACGAAGAGTAGAAGAACGAGGGGATAAGATGCCTCAGCTTTCTGACCTTAGAGAATCAGGATCAATAGAACAAGATGCTGATGCTGTGATTATGCTAATGCGACCAGGCTATTACGAACAAACAGAGTCAGTAGAAATTGGTGGTAGAGAATATTCTCCTAGTGACTTAGTAGTTTGTAAGGTGGAGAAGAATAGACACGGAGCTACAAAAAACCTAGCATTAAGATTTTTACCTGAAACAATGACTTTTCAAGATTACAATAACCTTTAAACAAATAACCTATGAAAACAGCAATGCAAGACGCAATAGAACTTGTAAAAAAGTATGACAGTAGGAAGATATCGTATAATGTCTTATTGGGAAATTTAGAACTATTACTTGAAAAAGAAAAAGAGCAATCTATAAACTTAATAAAACAAACTTGTATGTTTATGGGTGCTTCTATTATTGATATAGAAATTAGTAAAATGGAGTTTGAAGATATTTATAACAATTATTATAACCAAAACAAATAAGTTCTCTAATAGAAAACTTTATGTCTAAAGGATATAGAAATAGAAGACGTTTTGAAATAGAAGCTGCTAAAGCTGCAGATGGTACTTACCAGGCTATTAGAATATTTGCTAAGAGTACTAAGGTTTTAGTTATACATCAAACTGAAGCTTTAAAGAAGGGTTATTTTTTGCTAGAGTATGAGAATGATGGGAAACCTAGTGGTATCTCAGATGAGAGAGTAGAGTTCTTTGCTTTTAACTTAGACCTAAGAGATAGAATAGTATTTATAAGAGCAGAGTTTTTACGAGTAAAGGCTAGAAGATATTGGAGAATAGGTGAGATAAAAGTAAAGGATAAAATAAAATATGTTAAGATGCCAACTGATGAACTTATACGCTGGTATTAATGTATATTAATAATATATTGTAATTTTGGTGATGGCATACCTATCAGCAAGTAATTTAACAAAGATGATGTTAGACTTTTTAAAGGATGGTGGCAATGAAGTGTGGAGAAATAATAACCTAGCTGTTAGAGGTAGGGCCTTTATAGGTAGAAAAGGAGTTCCTGACATCATTGGTTACAATAAGAAGTATGGTTACTTTGTTTGCTGTGAGATTAAAGCCATTGCTGATAGATTATCTGCGGATCAGATGGTTTTTTTAGAAGAGCTATCAATGGCAGGAGGAACTGCAATGCTATGCCAACAATTAAGAGATGAAACAATACAAGTAAAAATCTATAAAGATGGCGAAAACGAAGACTGGAGATTCGAAAAAGGTCAACTTCGGAAGTAGAAAACGAGGTTCAGCGAAGAAATCATTTAATAAACATAGCCCAAAGCCGAAGGCTTACAGAGGTCAGGGCCGTTAAAACAAAACAAAATGGAAGAATTAGAATTAGAAAACAAGGAATTG